GCAGGGCGGGCATCGACAGGCCCACGATTCAGGGGGGGGTACCCCGTCAGGATTTGCGGGTATGTAGAGGCACACCCCTCGCGAACAATTTTATTTTTTTTTGCTACACTAGGGCATGAACTCCCGAACTGAAGGCTGGTCGCGCTTGGACGCCATGATTGCCGAGGATAGCGAGGAAGGCGTCTTGGCGCGGGTGACGACGCGGATAGCGATTGGAGAGAATCCGCAGGACATTGCGTTGAGCATGGGGATGCCGTGGATAGTGATGAGGAAGTGGATGGAGGACAAGCCGGAGAGGATGCAGGCGTGGGAGTTGGCGAGGAGGTGTTTTGCGGACGGGTTGGCATATGAAGGTCTGAAGGCTGTGAAGGATGCTAATCCTGAGACAGTGCAGGTTGCGAAATTGAAGTTTGATGCTTACACGAAGACGGCGGGGAAGGTGAGCAGGGAAGAGTGGGGAGAGAAGGTGCAGGTTGAGATTAACCAGACGATCAGTGTGGTGGATGCGTTGGAGGAGGCGAGGATGCGTGTGATTGGTGCGTCGGCGGTGGCGAGGATGACGGACGCTACGGATTCCCCGGATTCCACGGTGACGATACAACAGGAGAGTGTGGAGATATGAATATTGCGCGCAGCAGCATTACCGAGAGGATTGATGCGGTTACGGACGTGACGCGGGATTATTGGCAGACGGTGGTCCCGGCACCGAGGAGTATCAAGGTGAGTTTGGACGATGCGTGTCAATTCCGGTGTGGGTTCTGTGCGCGGGGTAGCGGCAGTGGGCAGAGTGCAGGGCCGATGGAGTGGGGTATGTATTGCAGGCTGGTGGATGAGATGGTGCGGGAGGGGATTGAGGAGATCGGGTTATTTTTTATTGGGGAGCCGATGATGGCGGCGCGGTTGGTGGATGCGGTGAGGTATGCGAAGTCGGCGGGGATTGGGTATGTGTTCCTGACGACGAATGGGGCGCTGGCTACCGGCGTTAAGGTTAAGGCACTGATGGAAGCGGGGTTGGACTCGATTAAATTCTCGTTCAACTACGCGGATGGGGCGCAGGTGAAGGAGGTTGCTGGGGTATCGGAGAGGAATTTCGGGAGGATTGTTGCCAATATCAAGGATGCTCGCGCAGTCAAGGATGCGGGCGGGTTTGGATGCGGGATATATGCGAGCAGTATCATGCTGGACGGTGAGCAGGGAGTCCGCATGAAGGAGGCTGTGAAGGAGATTGAACCGTATGTCGATGAACACTACTGGTTGCCGCTGTTTTCATTCGGAGGACAGACTGACTTTGGAGCGCCGGTCAGAGGGAACCCAGGAAGGTTGGACAGAATGCGTGAGCCGTTGCCCTGCTGGTCGGTCTTTAAAGAAGGGCATATCACTTCAGCAGGGGATATTTCGTTGTGTTGTTTCGATTCTCATCACAGGTGGGTTGTTGGGAATTTGGCGGGAGGGACATTCATGGAAGCGTGGAATTGTCAGGAAGCACAGGACTTGAGGGCGGCGCATCTGCGTAAGGATGTGACCGGGACGGCTTGTGAGCATTGTGCGGTGGGGGCGTGATGTCTGAGCCACTGGATATTTTCATCGGTTACGACCCCACCGAAGCAGTCGCCTTCCATGTATGCGTGAATTCCATTATCCGCCATGTGTCGGTGCCAGTGACAATACACCCATTGGCACTGAACAACTTGCAGGCGTACTCCGAGGAACATGGTGACGGGAGTAACGAGTTTATTTACTCGCGGTTTCTGGTGCCGTACTTGATGTCATGGAAATGCCGCGCCGTGTATATGGACGGTGACATGGTGGTGACGGATGACATTGCGAAACTGTTTGCTGTTGGCAGGAACCACAAGGCGCTGCATGTGGTGAAACATGATTACCAGACAACGGCTGAGAAAAAGTATCTAGGCCAGAAAAACGAGAACTATCCTCGCAAGAACTGGTCGAGCGTAATTCTGTGGGAGTGCGACCATTTTGCACATCGTGGGTTGACACCTGAGTATGTGCAGGATGCTTCCGGCAAGCATCTGCATCGGTTTGGGTGGCTGGAGGATGACCAGATCGGTGAGTTGCCGGCGGAGTGGAACTGGTTGGCCGACGAGTATGGGCGGAATGGCGAGGCGAAGTTGATCCACTGGACTTTGGGACTCCCTGGATTCCGAGAGTATGAGACTTCGCCAATGGCAGAGGTTTGGCACGCCGAGAAGGAACTGGCGGATCGGTGCGGATAGATGGCACAGCAGCAAATCTACTCGCCGAAGGACGAACAACGCCTGATGACAGAGTTGTGGTCGCCGGATATTGCGGACGATCCAGAAGCGTTTGTGATGTTCGCTTTCCCTTGGGGAAAGAAGAATACGCCACTGGCGAAGTTTTCCGGCCCGCGCAAGTGGCAGCGTGAAATTCTGAGTGACATAAAGCGCCACATTCAGGACAATCAGGGCAAAATTGACATGGAAACGCTGAAGTCGGCAGTTTCCTCCGGACGCGGCATCGGAAAGTCGGCGCTGGTCAGTTGGTTGATCCTGTGGATGCTGACCACGCGGATTGGAAGTTCCGTGGTAGTGAGTGCCAACAGCGAATCGCAGCTACGCTCTGTGACATGGGGCGAGTTGACAAAATGGACTGCCATGATTATCAACAGCCATTGGTGGGAGATTTCCGCAACCAAACTGGTCCCGGCACAATGGTTGTGCGCGTTGGTAGAGCGCGACTTGAAGAAAGGTACGCGCTATTGGGCGGCAGAAGGGAAGCTGTGGAGCGAGGAAAATCCCGATTCCTATGCAGGCGTCCATAACCATGATGGAATGATGCTGATCTTCGATGAGGCATCCGGTATCGTCAGTCCGATTTGGGATGTGGGTGCTGGATTCTTCACGGAGAACATCCTTGACCGCTACTGGTTCGCCTTCAGCAACCCGCGACGGAATGAAGGTTATTTCTACGAGTGTTTCAACTCAAAGCGCAACTTCTGGACAACGCGCACGGTCGACGCGCGAACGGTTGAAGGCACCGACAAGAACATCTATGAGCAAATCATTGCGGAACACGGTGCGGATTCTCGTCAGGCCAAGGTCGAAGTCTATGGCGAGTTCCCATCGCAGGGCGATGACCAGTTCATTGACTCCGGAATCGTGGATGACGCGATGCGGCGCGAGAAGTACAACGATTCAACCGCACCGATTGTTGTAGGGATTGACGTTGCGCGGTTTGGCAGCGACAAAACAGTGATTTGCGTCCGAAAAGGCCGCGACATCATCGACATCGGCAAGTATTCCGGCCTGGACACAATGAATGTTGTCGGCAAGGTGATCGAGGCAATCAACAAATACAAGCCGATTCTGACAATTGTGGATGAAGGTGGCCTTGGAGCAGGCGTCCTTGACAGATTGTTGGAGCAACAGTATAAAGTGAGGGGTGTGAACTTCGGAAGTAAGGCGGATTCCGCTACTTACGGCAATAAACGCGCTGAAATGTGGGGATTGATGCGGGACTGGTTGAAAACAGCCGCAATCCCAAATGACCGCGAACTGAGGTCTGACCTGATCGGGCCTACCTACAAGCTAAACTCGATGGGCGCAATTATGCTTGAGCGGAAAGAGGATATGAGGCGGCGCGGTGCAGCATCCCCGGATTCTGCCGACGCCATTGCCATTTCCTTCGCCTATCCTGTCTCTTGGGGAACGTCGAGTCGAGCCATCAAATATCCCAATTTAGGCTATGTCTAGGAGACAAAAATGCTGACAATCCAACAAATGATCCGTGCCGTCCGTGACCTTCAGAAGCGTGTTGATGCGCTGGAGGCTGCCGATAAGCCGGTGGTTCCGGTGGTTGCTGCTGAAACTCCGGTGCGCCGAGGCCGTCCGCCGAGGGCGGTTGAGGAAGTCGCTCAGGTCGCTTCGATTACGCTGACTGCGCCGGATGATCCGCTTCCGCTCAATGAGGTGTAATCGTGAAGCTCACCGATAGCGAAGTCATAGCAAAAATCGAGTACGAGGAACGCATCGCCTACGGTATCAACGATTCAGAGTTGTCCGACCAACGGGCGCAGGCGATCAAGTA